AGGGGCCACTGTTTGGTGCGGCGTGGTCCTCTGTGAGGGGCCGCTGTTTATAAAGTCCGGCGTGGTCCTTTTTTAAGGGGCCGGACTGATTGCTATGATTTCCCGTACTTCCGCACCAGCTCCTTGGCGGCCAGCTGGGCGGAAAACTTCCGCTCTCCGAATTTCTTCAGCAGTTCGATGAAGGCCTTGGCCTCAGCATCAAGACTGACCAGGGTATGAACCCTGGCGGTCAGACGCTCCTCGATCAGCCCCAGCAGCACAGCTGCCGCCTCGCTTTCCGCCACCCCCATGAACCCAGCCTGACGCAGCATGGTGCCTTTATCCTCGGCCTCAGCCGCCTGCTGCCGCTCCCGCTCCACCAGTTCTAAGGGTAAGCCGGTGACAATATCGACCTCTGTGCCGCTCATGGCTGCCCTCCTGATTGGTCTCCGCCGCCGGAATCAGGGGGGGGCGGAGATCCGGCAAGCATCTGCTGCAGCTGCAGCTGCTGTAATTTCTCTCCAACTTCCTTGGGAATAAAAATGTTTTCATCCTGCAGGCCGGTGCGCCGCTCCATGGCTTTCAGCACCGAATAGGGCATAATAAACGGGGCGAACCTCGGGTTGCCGGCCAGGGGGATAATGGTGCGGATCAGGGTGGATACCGTCTCGGCGTCTTTCATCAGCTTCTGAATACCCGACACATGAAAAGCCCCGCTCATCCTTGGCAGGCCATCGATGACCCCATCCTGCCCTAACCGCAAGCCGAATTTGCTTACCCCCTCATCGCCCAGCATCTCCTGGTAATCCTTCCAGCCGGCAAATGCCTCGACCACCTCCTGCCCGGCGCTGAGTCCCTGGATGGCGCCCAACTCCACGTTGGTGCCCATCAGGTTAAACACTTCCATGGCCTGTCCGAGGTTCTGCTCGCTTTCCCGCCAGGTGATATCCTGTCGGTAACCGGGCAGGCCTTGTACGCTGTCTGACACAGACGTCCCGCGCTGATAGTTCTGGTCGTGATACTGCATGTTGGCCAGGGTGGAATTCGTCACATCGCGGCGGGACACCGGACGAACAGCCTGCTGGCCATTCAGACTGTCGTGGGTCAGATAGGTGCGGCCGGGGGCTGTTTTGACATCCTCCGGATCAACCAGGGCATCGACATTAATTTCGGTCATGGGATTGACCAGCCATTTCATGGCATCCTCATGCAGACACATCAGATTACACATGGCTTCCCAGATGGAGCGGACCCCCTCCAGCAGGCCGCGGCCGCCAAGCTGCAGCAGGTCTGGCTGCGGGGAAAACATGACGCTCGGCCAGCGCAGGGTGCGGTAGCGTAGCCCCATGGGGGACTTGATCAACCGTCCGCCCATGACACTGTATGTCGCCCTTGGCAGCAGCGATTCACCGCGGGGGGACAGCACCGTGCCAAAAAACTCATAGACCCGACCCATTTTCCTGAATTTTGACCTGGTCCAGATCTGATCCTTGCGGGCCGCCAGGGCCTCCTTGGTCATAAAAGGATTGTCCGGGTCTTCGTCGTTGACATTAAAACCCTCATCAATGTTCTGCAGCAGCTTCTTGTCAGCCAGCAGCTTGAGCTGATAGAAATCCTTCCACTCCTGGTGGATCCAGAAAACTCCGGACTGGGGGTCCCTTGGCACGGCGTCCGGATCCCGGCTGATCTTCCACGGCTCGATCAGCTCATAATACAGGCCCTTGCCCGGTATCCAGCGCGGCTTCATGTCCATCGATTCCCCCACCGCCAGTCCCATGGTGGTGGAATCGACAAAGCGGATAACGAAGTTGGCGTGTCGGCTGTCCAACTGGACAGACATTACCTTCTTCCAGAAATCCGCCGCCGCCTGCACCACAGGGTCCTCGATACTGAGAAAATCAGGGGAAAAACTTTTACGGATAGCGGCGGCGGCGAACTGCACCGTGGCGTATGGTCTGGGCACCACAATCCTGCTCTGCCATGCCGCCTTACGGGCAAAAGAGGCAGGTTCCTTTTCTTTGTACACCCGGTAACATTCCGCCTGCGCCTGCCGCACCTCCCGACGTGAACTTGCATCCGTCTTGACACAATCCATGCAGTAATCCACCAGATGCTGTTCGTCCTCCATGGAGTAGCGCCGGGCCGCCTGCTCCCTTTCCGCCTGCTCCTTTTGGTCAGGGACGCTTTTCCCGTTACGCATGATTCGCCGGAAACTGTCAAGCAGCGGATACATGGCGTTTTGCCGCACGGCGCTCAGATTAATCATGCCCGAATACCGCTGCATAATTTATCGCATACTTTTTGCTTACCGCGCCGGGCCGCCAGTCGGTGGTGGCATGCTCATGGTTGGGACACCCCTTCTTGCACCTGCCTGGCTTGGGCTCGCCGTTCCAGTCCTTATCCATCTCGGTCACAGTGTTACAGCCGGTGCACTTAAAGACCGGGTCCCCTGCGTCATAAGGCCCTCCCTCCCGCATCTCCCAGTAGCCGTCATATTTTCCTTTTGGTTTTATCTGCGACATAGCTTCTCCTTTTCCTACCCCTGGCCGCCTGGTGCATAACTCATGGCAATGCGCAAACTTTCATCCTGCTGCGCCCGGCGCTGGGCCGCACTCGTCTTTCCCCGGCCGCTGTCATCCAGCTGCGGCAACAACAATGGGACGCCATGGCTCAGAGGATCGCCGATATGGGAAAATTCGTCCTTCACCGGCCCGGTGCCGATGGGTTTATTATTGTTGTCCTTTTTCCAGTGCCAGCCGCCATTCAGCGCCTTGTGCAGGACATGGGCAGTACTGGATACCTGAATTTTTTCATCGCCGTTGACACACTTGGTCAGCACGGCCTTCTGCAGCGGTCCGATTCGTTGCGGCCAACGGCTCGGACCAGGCTCGAACCTGGTATGCAACATCTTCTCGATCAACTTTGCCCCGCTCCTGGTCCTGGTGGACTGGTCCGGGGTGGCCATGGTTGGATCGCCGATATCACGCCACTGGTCGATTTTTCCCTTATATTTCTCGCTCTTCATCAGCGGAATCACCATGTTCTCAATCAGCACATCCACCCCGCATCCCTGGCCCACCAGCACATCGTGGAACCATATCCGGCCAGGCGGCAGAAACTGACCCACCACGCACACCGGATTATGCCAGCCGTCCCACAGCCGGATGCCAAGACCGCCGGGAATCACCGGCAGCTCTTTATCGGCGAAATGAGACTTGGCGTTATATCCCGTCACCACCTTGATGCCGCGCTGGATAGGGGCGGCCCGGCCTTCCACGTACCGGGCGAACTTGCCGGGATCACGCTGGAAGGCGGCTCGGTTGGCCGCCCTGGTGTGGGGGTTCAGAAATTTGTTGTCACCGTAGGGAATACGAAAGCATTGCTTACGGATCTCCACCCCGGTGTCCGGGTCTTTGGCAAAAATCTCCGGCTCCCAGAAGAGGTCCTCTGTCCAATGCTCCTCATCCGCCGGATTCTGTGTAATCTGCACCCTCATTTTGGTGCCGGTCTGGCGGGAGGCCCTGGCCACGGCCATGTCAAACACGTCACGGGACAGGCCGGCGTTGTTTTTTTCCAGCACCGGGGCCGGCTCCTCCAGCATGATGAAGGACACTATCAGCGATTGGAATTTCGACAGGGCACCCTCATCGCCGGCGCCGAACAGAAAAAGTTCTACTTTCGGCTGGGTGTGAATCACCAGCTTCTTACTGTCGTCATGCACGGAGACATAGTCCCCCAGCAATTCAACGAAATCCGGCACGGTGGTGTTTTTTATATTGATGTGGGTATCGCGGATAATGGCGCCGCGGATATCGCGGCCACAGCGGGCCGCGTGGGCCAGAATGGCGACAATGCCGGCTGTTGTTTTCCCCTCCCCCATGGGTCCGCAGATCTGCACAATCTCGGCCTCGGAATGGACAAAGGCCGACTGCGTAGGGGACAGGTCAAATGTCAGATCTTTACCCACGATCCCCCCCACCGATGGAGAACATCACTCGGCCCTGTTCCTTGCCCCGGTCCGCAGACTTTACCTCATGCACAGGGCCATCCGTGGAGCGATCCAGAATAATGATATTCCCCCTGCTGTCCGCGTCCAGGCCGGTGGCGTGCCGCAGTTTCAGTTCGATGATGCCGGCAGCTGCCTTAATGGCCTTGAGCCGGTTTTCCAGCTTCTCGTCGGCGATAGAGATATAGGTCAGGCACTGTTTGATGAAACCCTTGACCATAGAGGCTTTGGCTGTGGGGTTCTTGTGCAGCTCCAGATGATAGTTGGTCAACTCCATAACCCAGGCATCCACCTCGCCGGCGATGGCCACGGCGGCGTCTGCCGTGCGCTCGATAAGCACCGGCATATCCATGCGCGACCACTCCAGACAGGTTGATTCCATCTCCTCCAGGGCGTCCAAATCCTTGGGCAGTTCCTTGTTGACGTGGTCATAAACCACCTGTCGGGCCGCGGCCCGATAGTCATCCTTCACCCTGGCCAGGTAACGGGCCACTGAGGCATCGGAGATCTGCACCCCGTCCGCCCGTAGTTGTTCCGCAATGCCCTTGGCGGTGCGGATATTTTGCGCCAAATACAAATCACGGACCAGGCCGGCCTTGCCGAGTCTCTCTATTTTTGAAATTTCGTTTGCCATTGGTCCCCGCTTTGAAAACGGCGGCCGGGGTGGGTTGGGGTGGGCGTGAGGGAAACAAGAAAAGAGGAAAATAAAAAAATGGGAAAGGCCACCCCGGCCGCCTTCAATGGCCAGTGTACCTTATGATTTACAGACGATAGGAGAGAGAGATAAAAATGCAGAATGACGAGCGGTGAAACCGCCAGAATCCTGGCAGATTACAGGGGAGAGCTTGCGTTTCTTGCAAAAAAAGAGGTTGACAGGTTTCAGGAAAAGACGGCCAGGGCATACACGGCCAACGGCACGCAGGAGAGAAGCAAAACCAGCAGGGTATAAGCCAGCAGACTGAATAGGAGTTCCGGGCCATGCTGGTCAGCAAGTCGGCTGAGAATAAATCCGGCCAGCAGGGAAAGAAAAAACAAGGAGGAGGGCGGATTCCACAGACGACAGAGCGAAGCCAGCACGGTCAGAACACTGACCGCCCCAACCGCCCCGCCTATACGTTGGTATTCGGTTAATTTGTCTGTTCGATCCACGCCACCCCCACATGCCCACCTTATCATACTTCCCCCTCCCCCTACCATATTTTTTGGACAGGGGGTCATGGATGGTTGAAAAAGTTTGGAATATCCCAGACGGTGCATATTGATAGGGGGGGAGGAGTCCCTGATCCCGCCTTTCCATCTGGCCGTTGCCTTCTCCCCCTGTACCCATGCCATACCTACCCCCCCCCATGCCGCCAAGCCCTGCCCAGCTGCAGCCACCCACGGCAGGCATGTCCGGTACCGGCGCCGCATCCGATCCGGCAGCCGACCACGGCGCCGGCCCGAAGAAAAGAAAAGGAAAGCGGATCCCGCGGTTTCCCCGGTTAGCTGCTGTCAAAAAAGGTGTACCTTATTTTACAATACCCGACACCACGGCAACCGTTGTCAAAAAAGGTGGCAACTATTTAATTGACACATCAACCAAAAAGGCCTATAACCTTTATAGGCAAATGTTTAACAAACGACAACAAACGACAACAGGAGCAAACACCATGACCGGCCACAGCGTAGGATACATCAGAGTCAGCAGCACCGATCAGCACACCGACCGGCAGCTGGACGGCATCACCCTGGACCGCACCTTCACGGAGCAGATCAGCGGCAAAGACCGGCAGCGTCCCCTGCTCACCGAATGCCTGGCCTACCTGCGCCAGGGAGACACCCTGCATGTCCACTCCATCGATCGCCTGGCCCGCAACCTCATGGATCTGCAGCAGATCATCGACACCCTCACCGGCCGCGGTGTAGCCGTCCGCTTCGAAAAGGAACAACTGGTATTCGACGGCGCCACCGGCAACCCCATGCAGCGGCTCATGCTGCAAATGTTGGGGGCCTTTGCTGAATTTGAGCGCAGTATGATCCGCGAACGGCAGCGCGAAGGGATCGCCGCCGCCCAAAAGAAAGGGCGACACCTGGGCGCACCCCGGCAGCTCTCCGACGACCAGGTGACCGAGATCACGGCCAGGGCAACCGACAGGGCCAGCGCCCTGGCCGCTGAGTACGGCGTCAGCCGGCAGACCATCTACAACATCCGCAACGGCGTCTACGCCACCACGGCGCCGGTGGCGGCGAAAAGAGTTTGATTGACAACCATCACGAAGCGAGTTACAAGCAAAAAATCCCCCCAAGCCGGCCGGCAATCATTTTGCCGGCCGCAACTCGCTTTTACATAATCATCAGAAATCACTCAACTTTTCCAGGCTTTCCCCCTCCCCCCTCTCCTTATTAACCTGGCCACGCGGATGACTTGCCTGGTCTCCCCGTCCACGTTTTCACCCGCAAAAACCACCAGCCCTCGCACCCTATGCATTGTTTTGCCGCATTTCGGCAGTGGACAGGTGGATGGACAAGCACTTTGCAAACGTCTTCGGCATCCAAAACGCTTGGTGGATAACAGTTTACTCACATGAACCGGCTGGACAGCCTTTTTCCCGGTCCTCTTACATATTTCATATCTTCCTTTCAAATTCTAGCTGGAATATAGAGAAAAGCCTGTCCAGCCTGTCCAGTCAAAAAAAATACACAATTACAAATAGATACACATCTTCCAATTTATGGACAAGCTGTCCCCCCTTGTCCACCATTATTTAGGAAGAGGGGGGCGGGAGGGCCGCGCCCTTCCCCAAGCGCCGCTCTGCTGGCGTTTTGCTGGCCGTTGGGGGGCGCGTGTGGTGAGGATACTGTAGTACATATGCGCATTTTTTTTGTTGACAGAAAAATTACACATGTGTACTACAGTTATGTAAACTTTTCGATTACACCGGTATGTAGCCAAACTACGGAGAAACAACCATGAACACAGAGGCGAAAATGGAAACCACTGATGATGTCTGGACCCCTATAAATGACTGTAGCTGGAAAGACGAAGAGGATGGGACCTGTTGTCATCCTCGAAACATTACTCCGGAATGTCATATAGGATGTTGCCCGAGGATCCACCTGAAAATTGCCAAGAAATTTGAATGTTGATTACCCCAGCCCTATGTACTACGGAGAAAACAACCATGGCCCTTTACCCGACCAGTATCAGATTGCCAGAAAACACCAGAACCTGGCTCAATGCCGGGATTTTCGTAACCCGGCACATGGCTGCCCGTGTCATTCTCAACACCGCCCCAAATCTGTACATCATGACATTGTACGAGATCCGCGGCCGCTTCGGGCTAGAAGAGTTACAGCTTATCCTGGACCTCAGCCCACGCATCCAAGAGGATGACACTACCGGGCAGGGGCTGATCCAACTCATCAAGCAATACCAAGTCATGGGCTCCCTGCCCCCGCTGCCGGACCTGTCCGGATTCTGCAGCCGCATCCGGAGGCTGACAACCTACCAGGGCGCCGTCCTGCAGTGGTGGGCAGGAGGCTACCACCACCTCGCTAAACGCGGCGCCACCGGCCAGCAGCTGCAGGAATACATCCAGCGGATGCTGGATGCCGAGGAGGAGCCATAAAAAAACAACCCAATCTCCAGAATCTTAACGCAAAAAAAAGGCCCGACCCCCATTGGAACAGGGACCGGGCCAGCACACACAACAGCCATAATCTACAGCGCCGACAAGAATCTACGGCACCCCAACCTTACCCCACCGCCAGGACGCCGGCAGATCCCCCCCCAACCAGACACCATTGAACATAGCCACAGCCCAGTGCGGATCCTGGGTCAAGACACAGACATCCAGCATCAGCCGCGCATCAGCCTGCAGCTTATCAACCAGGCCGCCCCCCAAATAATACCGCGCGTCATGCCAGAAACAGGCCCCGTAAATACTCACCCCGCGCCAGACGTTCGGACAGCCGCCGCTGCAGCCGTCAGATACAAACCGCTTGGCCGGCAGCTCCTGCTCCAGCCGGGAGACAATATCAGGCTGGCCGCCGTCCTCCCTGGCCAGGAGCAGCAACTGTTGGGCCGTGAGGATCTCCCCCGGCGCTGGCAGGCCGCCGGTATCCAGGACCTGCAGGCGGGCACCGACGGTCCGGCCAGCAAACACCAGCACGCCACTCTGATCAGCGGCGACTGCCGGCAGGCTGCCGGCCGCACTCAACAACAGCAGCAACGCTGCCAATAGTTTTTTCATGTCACCTGTCCCCCTGTTACTGTGTGTAATCATTTCCGCTTATTACGCCGTTGGGGGGCGTAGTCTACAACCGCCCGGTAGCGTCAATCGTTCGGCAATGATTACCGGCAGGGGCAAAATCAACGTAGAAGATGCCATCCTTGGCGGCCCGCTTAAGACACTCAGACCGAAGCGCGTTGATGATCACCAACGCTTCGGACGGGGAAAGGCGCTCCATGTGCGCTTCACAATGCTCGTTCCCATCGTGAAGCCCTCGGCACACAAGCAGGCCTTCGTCATCGGTGTCGAAGTTCCAGCGGCGATACTTCACGCTAGCATCGAGGACTGGCGGCAGGTCTCCCAACCCGGCGGCAGAGATAGACCGGCCATCAGCGGCTTCGTTTTCGTTTTGTTTGTCATCCATCTTACTCATCCCTCCCTTCTGCAACCTATCTATCTCTGCCGCTATCAGCGCTCCGGCTTTGGCAAGATCACGGATGCGGTCAGCCACTCGATTACCATTGCTTGGTTTCCACCAGCTATAGTGCCATGGCCAACCGCCTGGGGTATGCCCATTCTCTCGCTGGTAGTCTCTTGCTGTGTCTGATTCTGCTGCAAACCGGACATAATTTTCAGCAGCACGAGCGAGTTGCCCATTAGGATGAACCTGGGCGTCTCGCTCTGCACTCCAGCCCTCCATATCAATCTGTCGCTGCCTTTCAGCGGCAATTATCTCAATTCCGGTCATAACCGTCACTCCCATTGTCAGTCGCCTCTTTCGCTTTGTATCTGTATTATTTGTGGTGATACGAAAATCGGAGTTTCTGCCTCATTTTGTCCTCCGAATTTCAATCCAAGTTCAAGGCCGCCGCAGGTGGCCTCAGTCGTTGGAAAGCCTACGCGGCCTTGTGCCGGTAATCTTCCCATGTGCAAGTTTTGTAAATCGCCCGGTGGTTACACCAGCGGGCAAACGCCTTCTGGTCGGCGGTCGGTTCCGCCCCATCTGGTGCCCGGTACGGCTGCGCGAACGGCACCACATACATGCCCTTCAAAAATCGCACCCGCTCCAAGGCGTCCTCAATATCCCGCACCAGCACATAACAAAAGATCTGGGCACAGGCCAGCCGGATATGCCGTATCCATTTCAGCTTGCTCAGGCGGCGGGCGGCCCCGTCATCAATCAGGCGGGCGTCCAGGCCCTGGTTAAAGTCCACCCGCAGGCCAAGCCGGGCCATCTTCTCGATCTGGTCCAGGCCGTGGTGGTGCGCCAGCACGTTGTTGTCCATCAGCACCACATCTGGATGGCGGGCAAACTCCTCAATGTCGGCATGGGCTCGGATCTTCCCTTCCTTACTGGGCACAAAACACCACTCACAGGCCCGAATGCAGCCCCTCGTCAGGAAGCCGTAACTCTCATTACAGCCGTAAAGCGAGTAATCCGGGCATGTGTGCTCTATCTCTTCCGGAAGTGTGGCGGTAATATCGTGGCCTGTCCCCCCGCAAATCGCATCGGGCGGCAAGTACGGATCGCGGCGGCTCCAGGTAAAAACCTTGGCGGCATAAACCCGGCCATAACCTCCGACCAGGGGATTAAACCATTCTACCGTGTCACCGGCTGCACGGTAGTGGGCTGCCAGTTTCATCAGAGCCAAGTTCGGGTATCCCGTGCTGTCGCTATCGTGTAGGGCTATTTTCATCGTTCCCAAATTCCCCCGGCTTTCCAACCAGAAAACAATCAACACGGTAGCCGTTAAACCTCTACCGACAACCCGAGGGGGTTGGGGATGCGCGGTGGTTTTAGCTGGGCTCATTGGGCCGCCGCTGGTTATGCTGGTCGTTATGATGCTTACAGTGATCCGTCCTGATATTCGGCACGATATCCACATTTCGGGCAGATGGTGATACCTCTGAATCGGTGGTCTGTTCCTTCCTGAGTCCCCTCCGTCCACGTTTCCTCCAGAATAAAGGTCGTCCCGGTTTCATCGTCGGAAAGGGTACACTGGTCGCAATCTTCGGCCCCGCAATGCCAGCACTCGCATCCGTGGCAGTGAACACCGGCAGTGGTTTCACCGAGGCGTTTTATCATCCTTGCTATCCAAGGGAATGTGCGGCGATAACCGCCAGTCCAATCACAGAATGGACGCCAGCCGTCCCATGACAGCCAAGAACAGAAATTAAAGATGGTTTTATACAGCAGCCACCAGTGAAGATTCGGCCAGCGCCAGCCCCAATACTCCTCACGTTTCGGAAGCAGCCGCAGCCCAAACGAACCACGTCCTAGCATCCTGCCGAAGAACCAGCGCCGAGGACGAACAAATATCCAGCCATACCAGTAGAAAAGTGTTGTTGCCATCAGTGTTCCTCCGTGGCACCAGCTCATCATAACAAAACGCTGGTGACTGTCTGCGCTGCGCTTGCAGCACAGCTAAAACCGTTCTATTTCCTGTCATCCCACAACATTGTCGCTTCTTTGCGAAGTCTCGCAATCCGTATGTCAAAACATGGCGCGCCATTTGAATGACAAAGCAATTCAACGAGCACCCGCAACTCGTCTGTACTCTGGATGGAAATACAACCAGTAAATTCAGTGTTTAAACGCTGTCTGCCGGGCATTCTACCGACAACCCGAGGGGGTTGCCCCCCATAACTGAACTGATGACCTTGACCATTTCGGCATCATTGGCTGTAATACTGGTCAAAAGCCATCGCCCGTCAGGAAGTGGGTAATAATTTGTAAGGGGGGCTCCATAACCAAAACTAACGGCAAGGCTACCCGCTCGCATTGAAACCGACGATTTACAGGAAAATTGCGAGCGAGGAATCCCTGCTTTGTCAGCCGCATTGCCCAAAACTTTACATGGGCCATAATCGACACCAAGCCATGGCGGAAAAAGTTCTCCGCTCTGGGGTTCATCGCGCAAACGAATGAGTTCGGCGGTGAGCACCTGCCTGAATGTTTCAACTCTGGCGGCTATGTTTGGTATTTTTTCCTTGTCGTTTTGGATATTCATCAGCGCCAACATTTGCGTCATGGCCCCCGCTAAAGAGTTGTCCCCGTTATCGAAAACAGGGGTGAATAATTTTTTGCACCAAATATCTACAGCCTTGTTAATAATCAAATCAGGGACTTTTCCTCTCATAGCAACCTCCTTCGAGTTATGAATTTTGTGCTGGCAGACCCAGATTATGGGCCACGATCAAGCCCGCACGATCTTATTTGTCTCGACCACCCTGCCAGCCACAGCCGGCGTGCCATGCACCCAACATCCGTCAATGCTGGTAGCCATCCAGCCGTAAAACGTGGACGCATATCCCTCCACCGGCCGCTCATCCCTTTTCCCGTCCGTTACCTGATGGAAACAGAGCGCCGTGCCGGTCAGGTCGGAGAAGCTGCCGGCATACTCCAGGGCATGGCCCGGCAACATCTTGAACCTGGTAAACCCGGCCGAGGTCTTTTTGCCGCCGATTTCCACAAAACGGTCCCCCGGGACCATCAACGACCCGTCTCCCAACTCCACGGGAGCAGCGGACAACTTAGGGGCCTTGCGGAAGAGAAACATAAAACATTCCCACATGGCCAACCGGTCATACAGGAATCCTGAGTAGCGGATGGTTTTGGCTGTTTTTTTCCCCATTTCACCCCTCTCCTCAATGCACCTGCATGGCCGGCATATCCCCGCCGGCGGCAATTGCTTCCACAGTTTTCAGCAAAAACACATTGGCCAGCTTCAGTAGTCCCATGGCGGCATGCAGATCATTACTGGACGTGCCGGCCACCAATATGGACACCTGGTCCCCCTGGCCGGCCGCCGGCGCCGGATTATGAACCACAGCCAGCATCTGCGGCTGCCCGCCCCCGTTCTCGAGGATCAGCATGGTATTTACCACCAATCGCAGCAGTCCCTTGACCGACTCCCCGGACGGCCCAATCAGGAACCGATGGTTAGCCATGGCCCCCATTTCCTCAATCAGCCGGACAAAATCCCGCCGGAAAAGCTCCATCTCCTCGTCCGTCGGCATGCCGTGATTTTCCCCACCATTATCAGTATTCATTGCCCCCTCCTTGTTTTAATGACGACCGCTTTAGACATGCCGGCGGATCCGCAGGCCAGGGCATCCAGGCCGTTGCCAGTTCAGTCGGGAACTGATCCAGACCGATATCCTGCGCCCATACGAAATCATCACCATCCCACACCAAACCAAGGTGTTGGGCCTGCCGCTCAGGACCGGCGGCGACAATGCAAACCTGCCCATGATCAGGCTTGACCTGGGGAAAGGGGAACCACACCATGGCGGACCCTTCACACTCATGCGGGTGTTGGATAGCATAAACTTTTCCGCACCCGCATCTCACGCAAACACCGGAACCGTCAAAGATATGATGGGAACACGGAATACGCCTCCCTATCTTTTTTTTGTGCAATAACTCCCACGCTATCTTCTCAACCATTCGCCTTTGTCTGTAGTTCATCCACCCTACTCCTTTTTCAACGCTGGGAAATGATAGGAACACCTGGCCCGCCGACACCAGCCGCCGACCGGATCCAGTGAGGCCCTGGTCCTGGCCTCCAAACACCACGCCTCATCCGGCCCGGCCGGCTTATCCCTGATCTTCTCCGGCCAGGCCGGGCAACCGACATGAATCGCCGGCTTTTTCTCCGCGGCCGCCGGCGGCCGGCCTGGCGCCACAATCACGCCAAGGCCTCGGCAGACTTATTAACCCCCTGGGCGGCCCGCACCTGGTCAATATCCACCATGGTCACCTGGTAGCCGGTCAGCAACTCGCGGATCTCCTCTTCCGAACCCCACCAGCATTCGCAGCCATACACCCGCTGGCCGTTATCCAGATCGAGCCGGGGGTTCACCTGCCCGGCGGCTTTAATGCCCTGGGCGAACCAGCCCTTGGCCTCCTGCGGCACAAAATCGCCGACATAGACCCCATATCCTAAAAACTTTGCCTCTTCCTTCACCGTACAGAGAATGGCACCCACCCGGTCACCCACAGCCGGTCTCTTCCTTTTCCCGCTTCCAGACATAGCCCTTGCTCCTTTGTCAAAAATGCAGGCCGGCACGGCGGCGGTTTCGGGAAACAGCCAGCTATGGAGTTGAACCAAGCACACTAACCGCCAAACTCTGACCGTTGAGTTATCCAATGCTGCCCCCTTCTGTCCCGCACCAGCCTGCAAAATCAAACCTAATCAACCTCCTCAAAAACCTCCGGCTGCAGCACCACATACAGATCAGCGCCGCATCCACCACAGGTGAAACTCACTTCCACCCCGTCCTCCTCCGCGGAAGTCTCCACGGCAAACGTGCGCGGATCGTTTTCCGCCTTGCAAACCGGGCACTGCATCACAGCCCCCTTACAAAGGCTTTGAGATTTTCCAGGCACCGCACCACCATGGCCCCGCTCCGGGCCAGCTTATTGGCCAGCTCGTTAATCTGACCCTGGCCATGGTCGAAGAACTCGTAATCATTGGCGGCCCGCACCGCCTTGCCCACCTCCTCGGACATGATGGAGACCGCATGCACCTGGTCCACCGGCCAACTCGGGTGCTTCTCCTCGGCCTTGCGCAGCTCCTCAATTACCTGATCTATCGCCCAGGTGGTTAACTCGCCGATCAAAAGCGGCCGCACAACCTCATTTTCCGCCTCAGCCGGTTGAACCACCGCAAAGTCGTTGCCGCACACATTGATGAAAGCACGCAGCAGATCAAGCAGAAAAGTCTTGCCGGTCCCGCTGGTCTGCTGTTCCTGTATCACAGCCAGCAGGGCATTCCCCGCCTTCACCTGCCAGTCCTGCAGTAAAATGCCGCGCTCCGCGGCAAATTCCTCAAATGTTGTTTTCGCCATTTTCCCGCCTCCTGTTTGATGAATGAATTCAGCCCCGACTAAACCACGCCAACGCGGCCGCTGCGTCCGGGTCAATTATGATATGTTTCGTTGTGTCCCGTGGATCCACCACCCTGCCGTTGGTACTGATTATGTCCAGCAGCTGGACGGTGAGCATGACGTCACGCAGGCAATAATCCGCCACCCGACCATACTGCCCGGCCTGCCACCACAGGGGAGCCATGGCGCCGGACACGACCTTGCCGTCGCCGAAATTCGCCCGGCACAGCTTGTCGAGGGTGAAATCTCCATGCGAATCGCGCTGGTAAGCAGGCCCCAGGCCGGCGGCCTGCCAGATTATCTGCATCAGGTCTTGGGATTGTTCGGGACGAATCCAAATCCCATGGGCCGCGCACAACCGATCGTCAAACCGATGGTTATTAAACCCCACCACCACCCGGCTGCTGGCCACCAGCTCTTGAAAATCAGCGAAATTATCCTCAAAAAACACCCGCGGCCGGCCCTGCAGCACATCCAGGGCACAGATACAGGAAATACCCATGCCGGTGAAGTCCTCCCAGCCGGCGCAGTATTCCACCCCGTCCTGCCGCTCCTCCCCGGCCGGCAACACCAGCCGCTTGATCTCGCAGTCATAAACCACCACCCCATCCGTCATGATATCCCTTCCCGGCCACAGATCACTGCGGCGCTTAAATAGTTGATGGCCCCGAGCAGCTCCTGCGCCCCGGCCTCGCCGCCCAGCCGCGTGCTCTCTATCGCTTTTTTGATCGCCTGCCCCAAGGGGAATCCCAACCCAACTCTCCTGGTAATGGCGCAGATCAACTGCTGGTCGAACGGCTCCCCATCCTCGGCGTGCCGCTCCACCCCCTTGCCAATCTGCGCCTGATCCAGTGCTTCCTGCAGGACCAGATAGAGGGAATCATAACCGGGCGACACTCTGATTTCCCGCCACCGGTCCGCATCGGCCTGCGGCGCCGCCTGCGCCGCCCCTGCCCACTGGGTGTTGGAACCATGAATTGCTTTTTCTACCTCTGCTGTCTTTTCCACTCACATCCTCCTTTATTTTTTTCTCCGGACCAGCCCTTAGTGGCTGGCCGGCACAGCCACCCGCGGCGCTTGCCGGCACATTTCACCCTTGCGGCGCAGGGAGGCGGCCAGCTTTTCCAGATCCCGCGCCACACTGTCAAACGTCGCATGACGACAGATAATCGTCCCGACGGTAAAATCCGCCAGCTGCAGCGACAGCATAAAGGGACCCTGATCCGTCACCCGCCTGACTTCCACAGATTGCAGCCCGGATACATCCCGTTGCAACAATGCCTCATCCTCACCATCATCACCAGTCATGACCCACTCCCTTCCTTGTCAGATTTTAATCACATCAGCCAGGCCGCCAGCAGGGCAAACACAGCCACCGCCGCCGGCCACGGCAGATCAAAAACGCGCTGGTACCCGCGTTCCGCGTCCCAACGCCGTTCCCCCTCACCATAGGTAGCCCAGTCGTGGAACCGCAGCGCAAAAATCACCGCAGCCAGCGCCCCGACCGCCACCAGCCCAAACCACACCACGTCTCTCATAGGTTCAACCCCCTTTCTTCGTCGCCGACCACATCCTGCCACACCTTCCGCAGCCCGATGCCGCGAAATACAGTGGGACGGGCTCCCCCGATCCTGGGCCGCTCCTTCTTTACCCCGTCCAGACTCTCCAGCTGATCGCCGAATTTCCCCTGTCCCACCTTGCGGTAAAGCTTGGCGTCAGCCCATTCCTTGTAGTCGGCAAACAGCTCATTGGACTCTTGATGCACCTTGGGGTGCAGGATGCAGCGATCCATGACAAACGCCAGAATGTTGTTCATCTTGGCCATGAAATCCGCCGCATCATCCCGCAGCACCTGGTCATCGGTGAACCGGCCCTGCTTGATCAGCCGCCGGGCGCCCTCCACCGCCCAGTTCAGGATCCCGGGCAGCTCCTGCTCCCGCAGCTTGTCCTTCAGATACTTGTCCCGCTCATGCTCGGCAAAACGGCGGTTGAAATTCAGCACCAGGATCTTACGGATAAACCCATAGGCCTTGTCCGTGATGGTGGGCGGCGTATTCATGGCAAAAATACACTTGCAGAACGTGCGAAACGTGATCTCCTTGCCGAATTTTGTGTCAGAACTGAGCAGGTCCCCGGAAATGATCTTTTTCAGGTTCTCAGTGCCGGCCTTGTCCTTGGTGTCCACCTCGGTGGCGCTGTTCAGCATTTTGCCCCGCAAACTGACCAGGGGGAACTGCCGGGACATGGACTCCAGCGACAGGGCGCTGACGTTATCTTCACCCAGCAACCAGGTCATAATATCCAGGACCGTGGACTTGCCGTTGGAGCCGGTGCCGAAAAAAAAAGCACATTTTTCATAGCGGCAAGTGGGCATCAGCAGATAGCCCATAAACTCCTGCAGCACCAGGATCTTTGCCGCCACTCCCTCGAAAATCTCCTGCACAGCCTTGACCCACAGCGGACACTCGGCATAAGGGTCAAAGGCCGTGGACACCTGGGTGCGCAGGTAAAAGTCCGCCCGGTGCGGCACCAGCTGGAATTGCTCGATATCCAGCATACCGTTGGCCACATTGACCAGGTTGCCGATACTCTCCACCCCCGCAGTCCAGCCCGTCTCTTCCATGTTGTTAAAAAAACTGAGGCCTTTGACGGCGTTTTCGATCCTGGATGTCTGCATCTGCTCCCCCAGGGCCACGGCGGCCACCTTCCCCACCTCGGCTGCGCTGATTTCCCGCCACCTCCCGGTGCCGTACCGCCAGTATTCGCCGCTGGTATGGACAATAGGCGCCAGGTACCGGCGCAGATATTCCACCAATTTCTGCTGCCGGAAACTGGGCCGCTTGCCGTCCAGATTATCGAAAAACTCATCCCACCCTATTTCCAGGGGGCTCGGCACGCCGTCCGCTCCCGCCACCACCCCAACCATGGCCGCCTTTTCATCTTCGGTGGGATCGCGGTAAAAGGCGGCTGGTTTGGCCGGCGGCCGCCATGTCGCATCGTACCCCTCGCAGAACTGGGCCAGCTTGGCGTCCCCGGAAATGATCTGCCGCGCCTCTTTCCAGGTCCTGCCCTTGCAGGTGTCGTGGAAACACTGGTAGGTAAGATGCGGCGGCGTGTCCGAGTAGACCAGGCCGCAGCACTTATGCCCCCGGTGCTCCTCGTTGAACACGCACTGGTCAAAGGCGTACAGGGTGCCGCCGGTCCCCACTGTTTTGGTGGCGGTAACGGTGATATTGTAGTGCGCCAGGTACTCGTCCAGCTTGATCTTGCCCAGCTGCTTATCATACTTCTTACCGCCATCCTGGCCGACCACCGGTTGATTTTCTTTTCGGGGGGAAGGGGGAGGGGCCTGCTTCTTCTCCGGCTCCGGCGCCAGGGCCGCCAGTTCTTCCAACTGCAGCCGGCTGACCAGCCCCACCTGCTCCAGCAGCTCCGGAGCAGTAGCGGCCACCGCGGCCCGGCGGTGCGGCCGGGCCGCGGTGGAATCCCCTTTGCGGGCCATGGTGCCGTACAGCTTCCAGATCCTGGACAGGTTATAATTGACCTGGTCAATCTTGATCCCATCCCGGCCAAACCTGCCCTGCAGCGCCTGCAGCGCCTTGTGTAGCAGACCGCCGGATCCGCTGATCTCCGGGCACGGCTCCAGGTCCGGCAGGCGGTAATTGATGTGATAGCCATTGCCGCTCAAGGCCCTGATGCCGGCCGGCCAGCCGCATTCCTTTTCCAGCCAGGCAGTCAGCTCCTCGCCCACCTGGGCGGCCTGCTCCAGCTCGTACTGGCTGGATGAAATACCGGCGGGCCGGACGGGGTCCACGTCAACCAGCAGCCAACGGCTACAGACGATATCCTTGTCGGATGTTGATGAAGACGGACTGTCCGTCGGCAGCAGGCGGTTGGCCGCCCGGGCCAGCAGGTCGGGATTGACCGGGTTGGCCGTAAAATAGACACCCTTGCCGCCGGCCTTGTCCACGGCGGCCGCGGCCCGGGCGAAATCCGCCGCATTATCGAAATAGCCGCGCACCGGGCCGTTTGTCCAGCCCTCCCAGGCGGGGGAATTCCCGCGCACCCCGAGCGCCCGAACTTCGACGACCTCGCCCGGCCGGAAAAACAGCGGGTAAACCCGGCTCACTCCATTATCCGCCATGGGCTACAGCACGCGAATGAGGGAAAAACGCTTACCAACCCCGATCACCGCCCAGCTGACATTGCGTTGGGAAAAATGCCGCGCCCAGTTACACAGGATCCACAATTCCTCCGGGCCGATCGGCGGATCCAGGAATCTCAGCCGCCTGGCCGGCGCCGCGGTCAGAACGGCGGTGCCGGCATAGGAGATAACCGGCAAATCTTCGATGCAGCCATACGCCCGTTCCAACACCATGGCCTGCTGTTTCGTGACCGGACAGGGCGGATCAAACTCCTGCCGGCCGCACAGCTGGTGCGACAGCCAGCCGACGGCCCCATCCAACCGGCTGATCTTCCTGGCAAACGGGCAGACATCGACAGGGCAGACAGGCAGACTCAGCATAATTCCGTCTCCTCCGTCACAATCATGGTTTCCGGCGGATAATAGCCGGACTGGCGCAGCAGGCGGTCCAGGGCTTGCACATGGTAACAGCGGTCATTGCCCACCCCGCCGCCATGGGAAACGTCGAACTTTTCCGACACCCGCAGAAACTTTTCCCGGCTCATGCTGCAGTAGGCCGCCGCCTCATTGATTCCCAACCACGGCGTCCTGATCTCGACACCCTTGCCCATCTGCATTGTTTTCATGTTCCCCCCTGAATATTTCGTTGAACCTGGCCAAAGTCTTTCCCCTGGGGCTGCTCTCCCCGCTTTCCCAGCGGGACACCGTGCTGCCATTCACCCCGACCCATTCCGCCAGCTCCGCCTGGGTCAGATCGTGCTGCAGCCGCACTTGCAGCACCCGTTCCGGCGTCACCGGGACCAGATCAGCCATGGCCCTCTTCTCCGCCATTTCCATCTTCTCCGCCGGCAATGATGTCCACCACCTTAATGATCGCGATGGACCACATCCGGCAACCCGGGCAGACCACGGAAGCGGGAAGGTCATACGTATGGCCATTGGTGCTCTCCCTCTTCTTCCTGGCCCGCAGCACCTGGAATTCTCCGCATTTCCCGCACACCGCGGTTATTTTAACCTTTGGTGTCATCGTCAACCTCCGGCACGGGTTGCCTGCCGTCCTCGCGCAAATCCGTGCCGGTAAACACCACCTCGCCCGCCGCATCAATATCGACAGCCCGCCGGCCAATCTTGAGATGCAGCACCTTGCGGCCGGCATGGTTAGCCCTCCTCCAGGAGGTCCGCACGGTCTTGGCTGCCAGAAACGGTGCATTAAACTCCTGATCAAAGATCTCTTTCAGCCGGTTGATGCTGATCAGGGGGGAGTCACCGTCCCCGACAACAACCCCAACCGGATTGACCAGGTCCTGATCGGAAAACTTGAACAGATCCTCATCGCCGGCCATGATATGGCTGGCATCCACCAGCGCCGCCACCCGCGGGTCGCTGCTCACCCGCCACTCCGGACCGCCCACATAGGTGCAGCCGTGATGATCGGTGCACCAGTCAATGCCGGCATCGTCAAAGGCAGGCAAACGCCGCACCGCCTCCCGCATTAACGTGCTGGCCAGATCCTGCTGGCTTATTTCCCCTTCGATAACCGCGTTAATCCTTACCTTTGGCATTACCTTCCTCCATGAACGTTTTAATCAGAAAATCAACCGGCCGAACCAGACCAGGCAATCAATAGCCAGCGCCATGACAACCACAAACCCGACCAGGGCCAGGTATGGAATCGCAAATTCATCCACAAAAGAGTACCTGCACCGCCGACTACCCATTTCATTTTCCCCCATTATGTTTTCTCGCCAACGCCTTGACCTCCGCCGACCGTGGCCCATAGCGCCGGATACACGCCCCCATTTCCCGGCCCTTCTCCTCCGCCGACAGACTCGCCGCCGGGTTAAGCAACCGACCAAGCAGGACCTTGATCTCCCGCAGCTCTGCAAGTATTTCCGCTTCTGTTTGGTTCAATGGAAAACCTAATAAGTTATGGAGACACTAATAAACTAAGCAACACCTAACACATATGACCCATAAAAAGCGCCAGACCAGCCCATAACCGGCCCGACGCTTACGTTTTTTTCATCCGGACCCCGCGGAAAATAGAAATCCGGCTGCCTTGCACCCGCGGCCGTTCTTTCCTGATGCCCGGCACGGCCAGAAGATTTTCAACGAACATCCTTTCACTCAACGACGAAGGCCGTTCCGCTGCCCAATCCCGGTATGACCGATACAGCTCCAGGGTGGGGACGAAGAAGAACGGATCAAGCTCGCAACATTCCACCAGGAAATCATGGCATTGGCGAGGGGCGGCGGGCAGCAGCGGGGCATAGTCAATGCCCGTGGCCTCGCGGGCGTTTTCCACGGCCAGCTTCCGCGCCGTGAGCACGTCCACGCCGATCCGCTTGCAGACGCGCAGTTCGTTTTCGATGACCTTGTGCGCCAACAGGATACGTTTGGCCGCCTGGTTTCTTTCTTTGCAGCTGGAGTTGAAGCCGGCAGCGGAGTAGCCGCCGGTCTTGCGGATGGCGGGGAGAACCTCGTGGGTCACCCAGCGCCGGAATGCTTTGGCTTGCGGTTTGTTGGATCGGATGATCAGGGTGTAGAGGCCGGATTCGGAGATTAGTTTCATTTCACGGGTCTGACCACCTGAGTTTAGTTTTTCTAAAGTCAGCTCATCTTCATCCAAACCATTTAAAGCCCATGTGATATTGTCAAGCCCCAGCACATCGCACACATCCTTGGCGACAAACCAAGGTTCACCCTGACTGTCGGTAATGATACGTATCTCGTTTTCACTGTAATAAAACGGAACTACATCATTCATGTTACCCCTCCCTTTTACTGTCAATTAAGGTTTAAGTTGTTTTTGTGATTTGTCAAAAAAGGCCATCATGTGAATTTCTTACCCAACTAAATCATTCTCCAGTTTTTCACGGACAGCCTCGATAACTTCTGCGGGTGGCAACGTCAGCAGCAGATCTAACCCGATCCCGGTCAGCTCATGGAGCCTTAGAGCCAGCTTCCGCGACACCGTCTTCCTTCCCTTCTTGATATCAGTTATCAACGCCGGGGAAACGCCGATGATGTTTGCCATTTTTTTTTGCTTCATTGATCACACTCCTCACTTATTTTCAGATTGAAAATATAAATACACACTTTGTGAATTATGTGTCAAGAATTTTCACACATTGTCAATTTATTTTTTTTCACAAAAAGTGAATAGTGCGGACTGGAAAGGGAGAAAAATGATAGAGAAAAAAAACTATACAGTAGGAGAAATGTTCAGCACGGCGTTAGCCTGTCTTTTAAAAAGGAGCAGGGCTCCGCAGCATGAGATAGCGGCAGCTTGCAATATGGCGACAAGCACTCTGAACAACTATGCTAAAGGCAAACGCGAAGGAGATGAAACGACACGCCGTAAGATAGCCAGCTATTTTAATTACGATTACGAGGATATGCTCAATATGGGACGCATACTGTTGTCCGGCGGCGTAGTGGCAGAAATGGACGATACACGATTACCGAGGAACACCACCTCCGCCCCGCCCCTGTGCCGTGCGCCGTTGATCTCGTGGGTGCAGGCCGGCGACTGGGCCGAGGCCGTGGAATACCAGGAAGTGGCCCAGTTCGTCTATGCCACCCGACCGTGCGGCCCCCATACCTTCGCCCTGACCATCCACGGTGATTCCATGGAGCCGGAATTCCGGGAGGGGGACATTATTGTCGTTGATCCCGCCGTGCAGCACCGCAACGGCAGCTTCATCGTGGCGAAAAACGGCAGCAACGAGGCCACCTTCAAGCAGCTCGTCATGGACGGGGACAACGTTTTTCTCAAACCATTAAATAGCCGGTACCCGATCAAGGACATGACCGGCATCGAATTCCGCATCATCGGGGTGGTGGTGCAGAAGGTGAAGAATTACTGACCAAAAAAAAACGCAACGGGAGAACTGAAATGAAAAGAACAATCATCGCATGCGCCGTATCAGCCATAACCCTCTTCTCAACAGCAGCCCTCGCCGATGAATATGTCCGGGGATACTCTCGGAGCGACGGCACATACGTCCAGCCGCATTATCGCAGCAGCCCCAACCAGTACAAATCCGACAACTATTCCAGCCAGGGCAATTCCAACCCATATACCGGAGAACAAGGCTACCAGCGCAACGAGTTCAGCTCCCCGCCCGCGTACAACAAGTCATACGGCGGCCAATGGCAATACGACAAGTAGGACTACCAAAATGAGGAGAAAATAATGAAGAAAACAATTCTGGCAATAACCATCCTTTTCCTTGCCACAGCCGGCAACACCTTCGCCACCTCGCTTGACACGGAAGAGGTCAAAACCACCCCGCCCAACATGATCGAACAGAAATTGTGCCCGGGCCAGCTGCAGACCCTTCTTGAAGTGGAGCGCCGCGGCTGTTGTTCGCATCATGGCGGCGTGTGCGGCTGTTCAGACGGCCGCGCCCTGTGCTGCGACGGATCATTGAGCCCGACTTGCGGCTGCGATTAATTTACCATCGCATGAAGCTTCCCATCGTTGCCATCCTGCTTTTGTCCATGGCCACTTCGGCCCACGCCCTGCCGGAATCGCACTACCAGGACAAATGGTGCACGGAGCATAAGGGCAAAGCCGAGGTGGTGCTGCCGGACAAGACCCGCGTGGATTGCCTGACCGACAGCCACGCCGTTGAGTTTGACTTCGGCAAAAAATGGGCCGAGGCCATCGGGCAATCACTCTACTACTCATTCCAGACCGGCAAGCGGGCCGGCGTGGTTTTAATCCTGGAAAAGCCGCAAGACAGAAAATTCTTTATCCGGCTGAACAGCGTCATTGACCACTACCACCTGCCGATTGATACCTGGACAGTGACCCCATGAGTGTCATCCCCCACCCGACCAAAAGTAAAAAAGAACCTGGCCGGCATTGGTATGTCGTCATCGGCTACGGCAAAAACCGCACCTACATCCCGTTCACCGGCTCCTTCGACGCCGCCGCCGAATACGAAAGAACGGTGCGGCAAACGTCAGGCAAAACTGAGGTGATCCACTCCGCGCCGCGCATCAAGGATCTGGTTCTTGACTTCTATAAATTTTATGAGAACGAAGTGGCCGAAACCACCATGCTGGACACCAGATCGGTTTTCAGCGCCCAGCTTGTTGCCTTCTTCGGCCTGCATCAGCCGCAGGCCCTGTCCATAACCCTGGTCAATCAATACAAAAAAAAACGGCTGGACGAAGGCGTCAAGCCGAGAACCATCAACAAAGAGCTGTCCATCCTGAACAGCCTGATTAAATGGGCGGTCAGGGCTGGCCACTGTCAACCCCTCGCCTTCTCATTCCCTCTCTTCCCGCAGAAACGCACCCAGGCCGAGCCGAAACACCCGCTCACCAGCCGGCAGGCCACCGCCATCTACCAGGCCATCGAGCCGGCATATCGGCTTATCTACCTGCTCATGGTAGACGCCGGCCTGCGGATCAGCGAGGCCCTGCAGCTGCGGGCCGAGAACATCAACGAGCACCTGCGGACCATCACCATCCTGGGCAAGGGCTCGAAATACCGGATCATCCCGTGGACCACGGACCGGCTGGAAAGGGAACTGCTGGCCGCCCTGGAGCACAGACCATCCGGCTTCCTCAGCATTAACGGCAAAACAGGCAAACCGTTCTACCGCATCAGGAAGGCTTTGGCCAGGGCGGCGCAGGCGGCGGGGATCGAGCGCAATGTCCACCACCACCTGCTGCGCCACACCTTTCTGTCCCTGGCCGCGGAACGCGGCGTCAACGCCCACGCCCTGCAGCAACTGGCTGGCCACGCCAGCATCGAAACGACCAACAAAATCTACACCCACATCCGGCAGGACTTCGTCCGCCAGGAGGTAGAGAAGCTGCGCGATTAGCAGCCTGCGAATTTTACATGCAACAAATTACGCAACAACAACAAGATACAACCGCAAACCTATTTCCTAATCCTGGTGCCGCAGGTCCGATTCCTGCCGGGGGCACCACATAAAATCAACAAGTTACACCGTAAATCTAAGAAAAATTTTAACAAGAAAATTCGCACAAATTCGCATGTCATTTCCAGCCTGACCTGAAACAACCACACATCACCCCATCCACTTCAGGGTATAGCCATTAATTATGCCGTACTCAGTGCTACCACCTGCAGTAAGCTGACAGGTCACATTAACATAATTTGTCACGGTCGGATTATTAGTATCACCGATGGTAATAGCAGCTTGCCGGCCTATGGCCGACGCAACAGATAAAGAAACAGCAGAAGCAACGCCGGCAGCACCTATTTTACGGATAGAGGTCGGAGACACGCGGCTGGCCTGATTCTGCACCCCACCAGAAAGACCAGTAGTTACTAAAGCTAATTGAAAAAGTGCAGTGTCGGTTATGTCATTATTTAATCCAAATCGCATTCTGGTTGTTACTGTGTCAGTTGCCCCGCCTTCATGTTGCATACCCCACCAGCAGCGTAATGCCGAACGATTGTCTGCCAGCATACCAGCCGGAATCGGTATCGTGATGCCGATCTGCTCCCCGGCTGCCGTGGTGAATACAATATCATCAGCCTGGGTGTACAGCACGACACTGCCGTTGAACGGTCGCCAGAACTGCCCGTCAGAACAGACCCAGAAATAGGGTTGCCCGGCGACCAGTGGATTGCACCGCATCACCCGACCACTATTCACGGCGGCAACCGGCAGAGCCGTAAAATCCACCGCCTCATTGACCACACTCCGCCACAACCCATCGTCACCCATAGTCTTTTTTCTCCAGATTGATTTAAACATACCGCGATCTGCACCTTGCCGGCTGGAGAAGAGAAATGTATCGTTTACTCCGCCAATAAATCCGGCCAATGATCCCGTCTTATTCGGCCAGGGAGTAACGGATTTGCTCCCAGTATCGGCACAGCCAGACAGGTCCAGCACACCAAGTGCACCGGCAAACATCAGTTCAGCACCGGCACGCAATCCGGTAAGCGCGTAGTCAGTCAGGGCATTGAACGGCCGCGACATGGTTCCGTTACCACCGGCCGGTGCGCTACCATGGAAATACAGCGGCCCGCTGATCTGCACGGCGCCAACATCAGGCAGGGTGTAAACACTTTTACCGTGAATATCCAACGCCGGTGTGGCCTGATCATGAATTCCGGCCACTGCAGAGGCTGCCAGTTCCACTTCATTGTTCTCTGCCGCCCCTGTGCCTTTGTTGGCCTCCCAGGTGCCAGCATAGGGAATAATACTACCAGCCCGGTTATTCACACAGGTCACTGTGGCTGTACTGACTGCTTGATTAAAATCTGCAGAACCATAGTTAATAACGCCGGTGCCATGGCAATTTTCCACAAACAGCTTGCCGTTTATACCTGTTTGTTTAAAACGGTCGCCGCTGCAGTTACGTGCAGTGCTGTTCACCAGCTCTACCCCATAATGAGCGTATACCGCCAACTCATTGTGCGCCACGGTAAAGCCCGAAACAGGGCTGCTACCAAGACCATCCTGCGTGTCAGAAACCCCGCAATTTTCAGCCAGGCAATATTCCGCCCTGATCCTGGCACCAGGTGTTGTGGCTCGGCTGGTGAAATCAAATGCCTTACTACCGGAACTGCCGCCCACCTGCCGAGATGTCACTCGCCGCAGAGTAATTCCATGGGGCGACGAATTGGCATAGGCGTATGGACCGGAACGGCAGTAGGAGACAGTCACGTCCTCCCAGAGAACGGGACTGGCCAAATCGGTATAGGAGGCTCCGGGAAAATGGAACATGAAGTCAATCCCGACCATGATGCCACCATTTGACCTGGCATAAAACCCTCCATCGCTGCAAACCACAAAATACTGCGGGCCGAGTCCGGCAGGGTTAAGGAAATTTTTATGTGTTACCCCATCATATAGCCATGATCCTGGTGTGGCCAAGCAATCCTCTACACTGGTGGCTTTAGTCAGCAGTCTGACCAGTTTTTTCCCATCGTGCAATCCAGCAAGCAGCACTGAGGATGCTCCAGCAAAATTGTACAAAGATGGGTATTCAGTAGCGGGCACCAGGGATGCCACACTCATCAACCCAGTGGCCGCACTCAAGACAACAGCCCGTTTCTTACCGCGTTCCGTGCCAGAACCTGTGGCGTCCCCATACGTAAATGCTGCAGTGGCCATTGCAGTAGACATGAAATAAGGCGTGTCGGTTGCTTTGACATAAATGCTATCCTGAACAGCAGACACCGCTTTGACTGCCTCATAACTGGTGTATGCCGTTTCCCAGGATAGGCCGTCTTGCACCGCGGCCACCAACTCATTGTCCACAAACCAGTTGCGCGACTCGACCAATACGGTTTCCAGGGAGAGCGGTCCATATGTCTCCAGTCGTGATGTGCCGGCCTGATCATCTACCGCATAGACCGCCAGGAAATGCGTGCCTACCGTGGGCGGTACGACTGACGAACTGTCCCAGGTGTAATCAAGCAACGGCCCCTCGTACAGCAGGGTGCCACTGGCGATAGAGGTGGAATTATCAGGCAACGCGGCAAACAGTACGAGTTTCGTGGCAGTATATGTGGCTACTGATGCCGGCAGATTTGACCAGGATGCATATACTGCGGGCAGCACATTGTTGACCGTCACACGCAGATCGCCGGGAGTGGGGATAACCAAGGCCACATCAGCTAAAGCATTGGCTGCGACGTAATCGATATAGCCGTACCCCTTGGCGTTGGTCCAACTGGTGTCATAGTCACTGGCTGTTTGTCGCAAAGCCTGGCGAGCATCGGAGAAATTCCAGGTCGAGTGATTATACAACAGATTGGCAAGGTGGCCAGTTACTGTGGCTGTCCCAGCCGACAGGGTACCGTCATACTGGATTTTGAAATCCAAGGCATTCGACGCTGCACTGGTGGTGCTCAGGTCAAAATAATCACGACCAACAAAACAGCACCAGCCGGGTCCGTTGCCCACCTCGCCGGTACAGGCATGGACAATGGGCACACCGGCGTCTTCGAAATCAAGCATACGGCTACTGGATGTGTACGATCGATTGACGATAGCGAAACCTTCAGCAGCTGCATAACTTGCCACTGTCGCATACCCAGCGTCAGTAAAAGAGGCGGTCCAGGATGGGAATGCCGGATTTGTTTCTCCGGCATAACAGACAATCACATCCTCATCCGCCAGATGTGGGCACATATTCAGGATGATGGTACGTAATGAGCCGCCGTGACCAACTACATTTGCAGGATCTTCCCATACCAGAATTTTCATTATTCACCTACCTGCATATTGCCATTCAGGCTACCGCTTGACAACCCAGTGGCCAGAAAACCATATCGATAATAGGCACCAATATTTTCTGCCAGGGCGTGCACCTGACTGGGCTCATCAGAAGTGAACTCCCCTGCCAATACCGCGTCGCTGCCGTCAGAAGCGATGGCGCGCTGCACGGTCACCACTCCCTGCCAGTCGCCGCCCAGAATCAGCACATGTTCCCCTTTCGGCGTCCACACCCATGGAGTCATGGTGTCATCGGTGCTAATCGTTCTTGACTCATGGGCATAGGGTGTATCCGCCGTACGCACCACATCCGGCAGGCTGTCCAGCAGCTCCCTGGTTTGCACCGTGTTGCCCGGCCGGAAAAACTCGCTGCCTGCCTCCAGCAGACCGGTGTTCAGGGTGTAGATCTTCGTTGAATCGTTGTGATACGTCGGCATAACCTATCTCCTTACTTGAAATTATACTCACTGCAGGCTGCCGTTCTGCCGGCCCTGCATATATGATACCTTCCTCTCCAGATCATCATGGGAGGCCTCCAGTCTCTCCACTGCGTGCACCTTGGCAAACACATTGGGCAGCTCGGCCCGACAGCCGTGATGCTTCTCGTACAGGTCCGCCACATACTCGTTTAACTCCTTCACCGCCGCCCCACTTTCTTGTTGCAGCTTGCCAACCTCCTCTTTCAGGCGCTTTTCCGTGCTGCCAACCTCCTCTTTCAGGCACTTTTCCGTGCTGCCAACCTCCTCTTTCATCCGTTTTTCCGTGGCCGTCAGATGATCCTTGATCATGCCGATCTTTTCCTGCAGGCGCTGTTCCGTTAGGCCGCTATCCTCTTTCATCCGTTTTTCCGTGGCCGTCAGATGATCCTTGATCATGCTGACACTGAGCCCGAATCCGCCGCCGGTGACCGCCACCAGCAGAGCAGCCTCCACGATTTTCGACCATATACCTGGCTCCAAAGGGTCCTCCCTATTTGTTTGCGGCGGCCCGGATCGTCCGCCTCTTAATGGTTCCCCGCACCTTCTTGCGCGAGCTGATAATCACATCGCGGACGATCTCCGCCTGCTGCTCCTGACTGTACTTCCGCCATTTCTCCGACTGCACCAGGGGCAGCAGCCTGGCCTTTACCCGCTCGGAACTGCGCTGCACATAATCATCGTAGGTTGGCCGGTCCATCTTCTGCGGCAGCCCGCCGATGGTCACGGTACGAGAGGGCGGCCCCATATGTAGCAGCTGGGCCGCGGTCAACCGCTCGATCTCCGCGCTGACCGGGTCATCGGCCAGCCGCACCGGCCCGGTCATGGGTGGCTGCCAGGCGTTATGCACCCCGACGCCGGCGGAAAGCAGCAGGGCGGACAGGGTGTCCTCCTCGCCCTGCAGCCACTTAAGAAAATATCCCACCTGTACCGGCTGCATATTTATCACCTGGTTGACCAGGGTGGCTGGCAGCCGATCGTAAGGGCCCTCTTTGGCCGCATAGCGGGAATCCTTCACCGTCTTGCCGGTGGCCAGAAAATCCCTGGAGCCGGTAAACGGCCGCTCCGCCCAGTCCGTGCCGCCCATCAGCGCCTCACCGGCCCGCATGATCGGGCTGCCCTTGCCCTTAATCAGCCGTGGTGGGTCAAAGAGTTTGAGCGGGTCCAGGAAATGGCCGGCCAATGGGAAAACCTTGCGCTTGCCTTCCAGGTCGATACCCAGGGCCTGGTAAATCTTGCTGATATCGGCATACAGCCAGCGGAACTTATAAAAATTCTCACCGCTCATCTGTTCCTTCCAAAACTTTTCCGAATCGTCCCAGCCGTTGAGCAGAATCTGCAGCAAAAAGGTAGACGCCGCGGTCCGCAGCAGTACTTTGGCGAAGAAGCGGTTGTAGTGCGGCCGCATGCCGGGGGTGGGCTGCATATCGCCCACCATCTTCGATATCCACTCGTTGGCCTTGGGTATCAGGCCGCTGACCATGCGAAAGTTGCTTTCAGTATTGCCGGTAATAAACATCAGGCCTTCACGTTCGGCCAACCAGAACCCGGTATCGACGGATGGGCACCATATAGTGCCAGAGTAATCAACCTCTCTCTTATTATTGTGATGCCCCCAGCAACTGATGTCTTTGCCCCTGGTGATCCACCTAGTCCGCCAGCAGTTCTTTTCCTGCTGGTAGAACGTGCTCGGCAACCCCATCATGGTCTGCAGCATGGTCATTAAGAACACTTCTTTTTCCTTACCGCAAAATCTTTTCTGCCCGGTGCCGTCGCCAAGCATCATCGTGTCATAAAGGATCTGCCTCTGCTCATCCGTCAGCCTGCGCAAAAACTCCCAGGTCAGATTATTGTCTTTGATTCCAAGCTTCTCCATCTCGGAAATGGTCTTCGCCGGCACCGAAAAAACATAGGCAGGATGCCGCGAGACAAATTTCCCATGGTCAGAAACAAAATTGTCCACATAGCAGGAGAACCCCATATCCTTCAGTATCTTGACCGTATGCGGTTTTGCCTGCTTTATTTTCCCTGTCCCGCTGTGCCCGACCGAACCATCCTTTCTTGTCCATCTGACTGGTTTTACGTGGCCGTCTGTCACCATCCATCCCACAGTTCTCACCAGATTATCGGTAATTGTTTTATCAACTGGAGCCGGAAACGGCGCACAACGCGGAATCAAGTGGTTCGTCTGTAAATCTTTCGCCTTAACAATGTCATACTGGCCGGTGGTGAAATTCCGGGCATAACAGGTATGCTCCGGGGTCATCATGATGTGGCGGTTGACATTCCTGATCTGCACCATCTTCCCCGCATAGTGCTGGTTGACATACTTGTCTTTCAGCCTTGACCATCGCAGGGTATGCGTTTGCGGGTCAAAGGCCATGATCTCATCATCGTCCGACAGCTCATGGTAAAAGCGCCAGCCATCTTTGGTCATGGCCCTGGTCTTGGCATCGACACACCAGTCGGGGGCGAGCAGCAGCAAGCGCAGGATCTTCTGCAGGGTCGGGTGACGGCCCATGCGCTGCAGGTGCAGGCCGCCGAAATCCTCATTGATCAGCCTGGCTACCCGTTCGGCAACCTTGTCCACGTCCGGAGCCGATCCCTGACCGCGCTCAAAACGCTCCTTGGCCCGCTGCAGCTCATGCACATACTCCATGGCGAAGGCCTCGGCCTTGAGCCCGGCAAAATACCGCTTGAACAGGGAATCAGCCATGCCCTGCCGCAGCCGTGCCCCCTTATCCATGGCCTTATCCACCGCTTCCAGTCCAAGATGGCGGGCGAGCTTGCGGGAATAGCCCAAGTCCTGCCGCAGGGCCGACTCATCCCAATCCTGCATGTTCCCCAGGGTGAGCCCGTTCTTGACCCCGCGCATGATGAGCGGGTGCAGGTTCTCGATCTTGCGCACCCCCATCTTATAGGCCCGCACCGGATTAAGGCCGGCGGTCCGGAACGTTTCTCCGCTCACCGGATCAGTAATGGACTTCGGCCGCCAACCATGATCAACGCCCAAAGCCCACGACCTGGTGCCGGCGATATGATGGAAGAAGGAGGAGAGCAGAATCCAGCTCTTCAGGGAGGCATTAATCCGCAGCAGCTCCTGAGCGCCGGGAATGACGGCAAAGAGGCGGTCCTTTCTGGTCGCCTGGTTGATGAGCTGGGCCAGCTGGGCTGGGGCATACAGCTTGCGCTTCTCCCAGGCGTCGGCCACATCCTTGGCCGGTCGGTGCTTGACGGTGGTGGCGTACTCCCGTGCCTCGGCAAACGCGATCGCCTTTTCCGGCCGGGTAAACAGCCGCAGCGCCCGCCTCACCGGCTTGCCGCCCTCATCCAGCCGATGCACGGCCCACAGCTCCGGCACGCTCTGCACCTGGCTGTAGAAAAACTTGCGGCCGCGGGAGTTGATGAACAGCACCTGGTCA